TATATAAATATAATGGGAGATTACAATGCAAGTAAATGTTGATTTTGTGAATAGTGTGTTTCCTTTAGTTGGTACAATCTTTGTTGGTTTAAATATAAAACGACTAATAAAGGATAAACAAGTTAAAGGCATACATTGGTTGAGTCCTTTGTTTTTCTATAGTGGTCAAGCATGGGGACTTTATTTTATGTATACACTGCATCAGTATTTTTCCCTATTTGGCGGAGCTGTTTTACTAGCAGCTAGCCTAGTATGGTATTCGTTAATGCAATATTATAGACTGAAATGAGGTTATTATGGCAGCAAAAACAGATATTGGCAAAGTTGCTTTTTTCAAAAAAACAGTTAAAGTAAAGAAAACATCAATTGGTGTGTCAGACTGGTCAAGACCACTGAACAAGTCCAAGCGGCGAGCCTGGAAGCGTTACAGAGGACAAGGTCGACCCTAAAATTTCTGTTGACCTAGTATAGGATTCTCAAGATAATAATTCTGTAAGGACATTAACAAAGCAATGAGTGCAATACAAAACACTCCAAGTAACAAGAACTTCCTAAGCCCATTGGGCTTCAGAATGCAGATAAAGAGAATGCCAAATGTGGTATTCTTTCTGCAGAAGGCTTCCCTTCCTGGTATATCTTTGCAAACATCAGATATACCAAACCCTTTCGTACCAATTCCTAATCCAGCTACGCGTATTCAATTCGAAGAGTTCGATATTGAATTTATTGTAGATGAAGATCTTGCAAACTATAGAGAGATTCAGGATTGGATGAGAGGTATCGGCTCCCCCGCCGATTTCGATGGTTATGGTGATATATCCAAAAATCCACTGTACACCGGTGAATCTATTAAATCTGATATTACATTTACCATTCTTAATTCTCTAAAACAGCCTAACGTTGAGATTGTTATGCAAGATGCATTTCCTATAGCTATAGGTAAACTCAACTTCATAACTACTGCTGAAAGTGTGCAGTTCGTTACTTGCCAAGCCAGATTTAAGTACCTATTATATAACATTACTAAATTATAGTTGTCTTTAGGATTATTATAAGCTATACTATTTCTTTATTTTGGATATTCCAATGAAGATTGAAGAACTGTTTGAAGATTGGTCGCGGGATAGTGTACTTGATAAGACTGAGCTCGGAGATGAATCTCTCAAGATTCCAAAACTCCATTCAAAGTATTACCAGCGCTTAGTTCAGGAACGGCTCATTCTTAAAAAGCTTGAAGCTGACATGAAACAACTTAAACTTGGCAAGTGGGAGTTTTATACCCAAGGTCCTTCTGATGAATCAAGAGAGAAGGGTTGGGAAATGCCTGCAAAGGGTATGATTCTCAAACAAGAGGTGCAGTGGTACATGGATGCTGATAAAGACATTATTGATGTTTCTTTGAAAATTGGCATACAGCAAGAAAAAATTGAAATGCTAACTTCTATTGTTCAAACATTAAATAATCGTGGTTATCAAATTAAAAATGCAATCGACTGGTTGAAGTTTATTAATGGTGGTAGTTAGTGGATACAATTGTTTGCAAAAAAGTCGATGAGGTATACAATAAGTTAATACTTGAACCTGGTATTGGATTTGAAATATCAGAATACTTTACATTTGATGTACCAGGTGCCAAATTCACTCCTGCTTACAGGAACAAAGTTTGGGATGGAAAGATTCGGCTTTTCAATACTATGTCCAAACAAGTTTATGGTGGTCTTTTACCTCATATAGAAGATTTTTGCAAAGAACGTGGGTATCAATTAGAGTATGAGACAGAACAAGACTTCACACCAGAAAACTTTTCTGTAGTGGAAGCAGAAGAATTTATACAATCTATAAAACTTCCGGAAAAATACAAACCAAGAGATTATCAGTTAGATGCGTTTGTCTATTCAATACGTAATAGGCGAGCGCTTCTTTTGTCTCCAACGGCTTCTGGCAAATCATTAATCATTTATCTACTGACGAGGTATTACAATGGTAGAACTCTTATTATTGTGCCAACTACTGCTCTGGTGCATCAGCTGGCCAGCGATTTTAGTGATTACGGTATTGACTCTTCTACAACAATACGCACTTCAAGCGATCGAGTGGATTCAACAATACATAACCCAATCACTATCACCACATGGCAATCGATATACAAACTTCCTAAGGACTACTTCAAAGACTTTGACGTTGTCATAGGAGATGAAGCTCATCACTTCAAGGCAAAAAGTTTAACAGCCATTTTAACTAAGATGATTAATACAAAGTATCGGTTTGGATTTACTGGTACTCTTGATGGCACACAAACCCACAAATTAGTACTTGAAGGTCTATTTGGTAAAGTCAGACAAGTTACAACGACTGCCAAATTAATTGAACAACAACACATATCAAAT